TGCAGTTGTCCTACGACTGGATTCGAGTCAGCACGGCCGGCACGCTGGCGCTACAGCAGAACTAACAGGAGCAAGCCCCAATGCGAAACCAGAAAGTGAAGGTAAAGAGGGATACCCAAACGGTGCACAATCAGAGTGTCGCACCGTGGGAAATCCCCATTCTCGAATTCATGTTCGAGAATGGCAACGTCGAGGCGCTCGAAGAGTTTGAAGAGACCGAGCGCGATTGGCCGGACCCCGGTGCGGAATTCCACCGGCTCGAAACGGTTTACGGTCGCGACCCGGAGACGCAGATTCACAACGTGGCGTCGGTGTTCGGCAATTCGCGGCAGGGCGTGCGAGCGCTCGGCCGAGCGATTGAAGAAGCCCGCGAAGATTACGAGGCTGCGCAGGCTCCGAGGGTCCGGCACGTTGCCGGGCGGGCGGCTGCGACCCGCTTCGCGGGTGACCCGCTGTTGGCTTGAGTGGGGCTCTATCGCGGGTGCGATAGCTTAACGGCGCCGGGCCAAAACTCGGCGCCGTCTTTTCATCGGAGTGCACATGGCGGGCAAGGGCGACATTGCAACTCCGTTTGCCTTCGAGACGACAGCCCCGACGCTGACCACGGGCAGCACTGCCGCGCCGACCGGGCACGGCGACATTTACAACCCTATCTCCACCACTCCGGGCGACCCGGACAACGCGCAGGCGTTTGCGAGCTTCGAGGCAATCACACCAACGCTCGGGCTCGGCACGGTGTCACATCCGGGCGGCAAGGGCGACGTGGGGGATGTGCTCGGCTCATCGCAGAACAGCGACACGGGGACGGGTGTTTATGCTCTTATAGCCTGGGACACGACGGCAGGAACACTGTCGCTCGGTACAGTGTCTCACCCCGGCGGCAAGGGCGACGTGGGGGATGTTGGGGGCTCATCGGAGCTTACCGGCATCGTGAACGACTCGGGCGCGGGGCCGAGCAGTTTGATTACTTGGGCGGTAGAAACGCCAACGTTGGGGCTCGGGTCCACGATCACGCCGAAGCAGCACGGCGACTTGGGCGAGATATACGGGACACTCGGGAGCGTTATAACGCAACTTGTATGGGAATCGCAAACACCAACACTCGGGCTCGGAACGATAACGCCGCCAACGGGCAAGGGCGACGTAACGGACCCGTACGCGTGGGAAGATGCGATTTTCTATCTAACGAGCCAGCCGTACCCGGTCGTCTATGCGGAGTCGCTTTTTGTGCACATGCCGACGCCGACCGGCGATTTATACCCCGGCATCGTGTACGCCGAGAGCATGGACGTTACAGCGAGCCTAACTGGCGGTACGCTCCTGAATCAGCTTGTTACCTACACGTTCTGGCCAGCGGAGCAAATGAACATCACGGCGGGCTTCGTGCCGGCCGGCAGCGCTCTTACCCTCGTGTTGGTGACCTACACATTCTGGCCGGCGGAGCAAATGAGCATCACGGCGGGCTTCGTGCCGGCCGGCAGTCTCCTAACACTGGTGCTCGTCACCTATTCAAACTGGCCGGCTGAGCAAATGAACATCACAGCATCTCTAACCGGAGGGTCGTTGACGTGAGTGAGAGCCCACTTATTTGGCTGCCACGCCACAAAGAGATAATCCTTCCGGCGCTGAAGACTAAGCTTCAGGGCTTCTACCGTATGCGCGCGGTGCGCGCCGATGGCTCGCAACGTCTGCTCGCGGATTGGTTCCCCAACCTCATCACGAATGGCGGCCTAGACCAGTTCGCAGCAGGAAATGAGTTTTCGCTGTGCGCCGTTGGATCTGGCAACACGGCGCCTGCGGTAACTAATACACAACTCGTGTCGTTGGTTGGCACCACTACAACAAGCGTAGTTATAAGTCAGACAACGCAGTCTGTCTCGCCGTACATGTCAGCATACGAAGTACAGTTTCAGTTCCCGATTGGCGGCGCGACCGGTAACCTATCGGAAGTAGGCATAGGGTCGAGCGCTACGGCCTTGTTCTCGCGCGCCTTGATACTAAACGGCGTCGGCAGTCCGACCACGATAACGATTCTGTCGAGCGAAGCGTTGTATGTGGACTATACGCTGCAGATTCTGCCGCCGCTGACTGACGTTACCGGCACTGTCACCCTAAATGGGGTCGTGTACAACACGACAGTGCGCGCAAGCCAAGTCACCAACCTGTCGTATTGGTGTAATCCCGCTGAGGGGCTCGGGCTAGGAAACCCCAATGCCAACTTCTCAACGTTTGTATCAGACGGAGCGCTTGGGCCGATTACAGGCGGTCCCACGGGAGGCACCGGCAATACCGGGACATTCACGATAACCAACGGGCCGTACGTTAACGGCACGTACACCTATCCTATGAGCGTCACCTACGGACTCACGGCTGCCAACTACGCCAACGGCATTTCGATATGGGGGCTCACCATGAACGGCAGCAGCAACGGACGCGGCGCGTTTCAAATAGGGTTCGCATCAGGAACCACTCCGCCGGGCATTGCCAAGACCGGCTCCTACACACTGGTGTTGAATGCGCAAATGAGCTGGACCGCCTAAGTGCTACCCAACAACGTACTGTCAACGACTGTCGAAGCGGCGCCTTTCATCCCGCCGCGCAATACCGTGCGCTTTTCATTCGTGGCGGGGCAGTTCGATGTGCACTACGGCGGCATAGGGATAGGCAACCCGAGCGCCGGGTTGAGCTACCAGCTTTGGACGGCTTACAGTGACGGCACCAACATACTGCTCGAAGCGCCAAACACCCCGGCATTTGTGGAGCTGGCCAATGTGTTCCCGACGTGGGTAGCACTAGCGTTCGATCAGAATGCGCGCCCCTTCATAGCGTACACCACGGCGAACGGCAGCGGGTTCTACTATTGGTTTAGCACGCTAGCCAACGCATTCGTTACGACGCAGCTTCCCGCCGGCAACTACAGCCGGATTTTTGCAGCGCTCGACGATCTTCGTCCGGCCAACATCGGTAACTCCGACATCATCCTTGCGTACACGCGCGGGGGTCAACTCTATATGCGGCAAGAGCGCGACCGCTACGGCATTGAGTACGACTTGGCGACGGCGCCACAGGCGCTGCTCGTACAGATTGGAATGAACATCAATTGGCGCTTTCAATTCGGTTTCCAAGACGTGCAGGGCAACCAACTCCTGCCGCCTGTTGAAATGGCCATGCCCCCAGGAGTTAACCCCCCGTCATGACCACAACCTTTCCAACTCCGGTTAACTCGGACGGTCGGTATTACTGGTACGGCAGCGCGGAAGGCGTTACCGGTGGTCAGATAAACTTTGTGGGCGACCCTACCCTGTTGACGGGTACGTGCGAGCTTACTTGGACCATATTGCAGCGCGCGGGAGACGGCAGCTACCCGGTTGTGACCTACTCGACGCAAGCCGGCGGCGGTTCTCCGGTAAGCCAACAGGTTGGCAGCGAGGGCACGCCGCAAGCCATCATAAACGAAAGTGGCGGGATTCAAGTATCGCTCAACGGCGCTACCGGCTTTATCATCAACGTAACCTCCGGCGGCGGTGCGCCGAACCCGCTGGCGGCGCAGTGGATTTTAGCCGTCGCGATCACCCGCAACGCCAACGAAACACTGCCGTGGGACTTTCCGAACCCGTTCGACCCGATCAGCTATAACTGCGCCTGCATGGACGAAGTTGTACCAACGGATACGTTGGCCAACCTGCGCACGCGCGTTCTGATTCGATTGGGGTATGCGGCGCAGGCTGCGAGCCCGCCACCCGGCATGGCGTCACTCATCAACGATTTTCTCATCAGCGGACAAAAGTTGCTGTACAAGAAATACACGCAGCTTCACACCCGCCGATTGTTCCGTTGGAAGGTAACTCCCGGTCAACGGTTCTACTCGCTGAAGGACAATGACGAAGATGTGTTGTGTAACTTCACGATGGACCCAACCCGGCACATCTCATGGGCTGGTATTCAAGACACGCGCAACGTGTGGTATCCGCTCATCGAAGGCATAGAGCCGCAGCTCTACACGATGATTACGAAGCCGTGGCGCCCGGCTCGGTACGAAATCCGTCAGTGCATCGAAATTTATCCGGCGCCGGATCAAACCTATTGGATGTGGTTTAAGGCGCATTTCGGCTTGCTCACATTCGCGGCTGACAGCGACAGCACAACTATAGACTCGGAGTTGGTATTTCTCCATGCGCTGTCTAATGCCAAGGCCCACTACGGGCAGGCAGACGCGAACAACATTCAGGCCCAGGCCAACGCCTACCGGCGGCTTATCATTGCCGGCAGCCACGGCACTAAGAGTTACATTCCGGGGACTATCGCCGTGCCGCCAGCGGTTCGGCCGACTCTCATTCAGTTCTCCGACAACGCGAGCGGTTAATGCAGTCTCTACCACTAACAACATTGCGGGGCGGAATAAACCGCCTGAAGATCAAGGGCGGCGCCAATGCGCAATGGCTCTACGATCTTACGAACGCCTACATTACGCAGGCGGGGACGGTGGTCCCGCGCGAGGGAACGATACGCAATGCGACGTTGAACAGCTCGACGGCGGGGCTCGCCGCTTTCAACGGCCAGCTAAACGTGTTCTCGATACCGCAGGAGACGGTGCCGAGCGGCTACGTGGACAATCGCTTGATGCCGCCGGCAACGTCTGCTGCTACCAGCATCAGCAAGATTTGGTTTGCAAAGCCTTTCATGGGATTCCTGTATGTGGTCGCTCAATTCAACACAGGGGAAATCTATCACTACTGGCTGCAGAGTAACGGCCCGTGGGCGGCTAACACGGTGTACATGACTGGCGCCATTGTGACGCCGCTCGCATCCCCGAATGGCTTGGCGTATCAGGCGGTACAGGACGTTGCAACCCCTTCAGTGTGGACCCCCCAAACGCTGATAGCAGTGAATCAGCTTATATCGCCAACGACGTATACCGGCTATCAGTACAAGGCGATAGCGGTTGAAGGCACCTCGCCACATACCGGTAGTACTGAGCCTGTTTGGCCGGTGACCATCAACGCGGTGATTCAGGAGTTTGGCGATTTCGACACGTCCACCAGCGATAGCGGCGTGACGAATCCGGCGGCCGGCACCGGAGCGCAGCCGCTAGGCGCAAACATTACGGATCGATACGGCGACAGCTCGGAAATCGCCGGGCAGGTTGGGACCGTGGTGAGTTCTACGGCGCCCTCCATCGCAGCGGCGCAGACGGTCACGACGTGGGCGGCGGGCACGCTGTATGCGCCCGGCGCCGTCGTGCAGCCGAGCACCAGTCAAGGCGCATTCATAGACGCCATTCCGAACGGCGACTTTGAAGCCGGCAACGATGGCAATTGGGTACTCAGTTCCTCCAACGTCACAATCCAATCGACAAACGCCTATCAGGGTAACTTTTGCGTCGAGCTACAACCCGGCGCCGGCCACGGCACCGAGACGTGCACCATGACCAACTTCGGCGTCGTGACGCCGGGGCAGAGTGTGACGGCTACGGCGTACGTGGACCCCAACAACAGCGGCGCCAACCTGACCATGACGCTGTTGCTCAATTGGTATAACAGCTCGGATACGTTCCTGAGTTCCACGGTGAGCGCAGGCGCGCAGGGCGGTGGCTACCGGCAGATCCAGGTGACGGGCTCAGCGCCGGCTACGGCTGCGCATTGCCGGGTAGAAATCAAGTCAGCGACCGGCACTAGCCCCAACCCGAGCTATGCGGATCTAGTGGCGTGGAATCTTGAGACACCGGCCGCCGTGTCGAACTTCCTATACGAAGCGGTGCAAGCGGCGCCAGCGTCGTCAGGCTCTACCGAGCCGGCATGGCCGACACTTGCAGGCGATGAGGTTGTAGACGGCGGGGTTACGTGGCAGGCAATCGGCACTTCAATTATCACATGGCAGGCGCTGCCGCTCATGGAGTCGGGGGCTACGGAGCCGACTTGGCCAACAGCAATCGGGAACACGGTTAGCGACGGCAATATGTCATGGATCGCGATAAACCGTCAGATTACGGATACGAACGACCCCAACACCGTTGCGGTGTGCATAGGAGCGTCGCATGTGTTCGCAGGCAATAAGGACATTACTTCTTACTCTGCTGCGGTTGACCCTACGGATTGGACAAGCAGCAATAACGCTGGCTACCTTCCTACTGGACTAAACAACTACGGCGACAACCCTGTCGCCGTGCTCGCGCTGTACCGTTCAAACCTGATGGTGTTCAACGCGGGCGGCTATCAAATGTGGCAGATTGACCCGGACCCGGCCAACATGGCGCTGCTTGACGCGGAGCCGGTAGGGTCGATCTATCCGCGCGCCGCGCAGTCTGTGGCTAACGACTTGTTGATTTTGACGGAAGTCGGCGTGCGCAACATAGGCTTCGTAGGCGCTACCGCCAACATGATGGTAGGCAACATAGGACAGCCGGTTGACCCGCTCGTGAAGGCGGCACTCGTCGCCGGCACTTACCAGCCGATTTCGCTCTACTTCCCCGGTCGCGGGCAGTATTGGCTGATGTTTGGCCCGGTGGCATTCGTGCTTACCGTGAACGGCTCGGGGCAGAAGACGTGGAGCCGCTACATATTCCCCGACACCATCACGGATTGGACGCTCAACGGCGGGATTCTCTATCTACGCACGGCCGGCAATCTTGTTTGGCAGTTCGACTATGAGACGTTGGTTGATGACTCGGGCGGAGCAAACACGGCGTTCACCTCTACGATTCAGTGGCCTTACCTTGACGCCGGGACCCTTGGCATTGACAAGATGATGACTGGCATCGATCTAGTCGGCTTCGGCGCCGTCTCGATACAGATAGGTTGGAATCAGAACGATGTGACGACGTTCTCAGACAATGCGGGTTTCTCGACTTCGGCCAATGTCACGCCGCCTTACACCGTAGCCATAATAGACACGGTGCCGGGGCAGCCGTTGCCGTTCCCGCTAACTTCGCCCAGCTACACGATAATTTTACAATTCAACAGCAATCAGACCGGACTAGGAGCGCCCAACAGCCCGTCGTGGGAGTGGGAAGCGTGCAACTTCTACTACGACCGGATTAGCGGCGGAGGGGCAACAGGATGATACGCGTATTTACAAACCCGTTTCTGCTCGACATCGTTTCTGTGTGCGTGAAAGCTCCAGACGACGAGAAGGCGCAGCTAGAAGCGTTGACCGGCGAGCCGTACACCCTTGACGGGGCGGCTGTCGGCAACTTTATCAGTGTTGGCCCGAAGTGGGTTATAAAACACGCCGAAAACGAGTACGACTTCGAGGCGGGCAAGGCAACGACGCTCGTCGTAGGCGGATTTAATCCGCAGCGGCCGGGGGTGTGGCGTGACTTCCTGCTCACGACACCGGAAGCCTGGGAGCGCCATTGGTTCCCTATCACGCGAATCTGCCGGCGCATCATGGACGCTATGTTTATCTCAGGACAGGCGCACCGCCTTGAATGCATCGTCCCGGCGGCTCGGGTTCAAAGCCGCCCCGAGCTAGCTCGCTGGTACGAGGTGCTCGGCTATCACGAAGAGGGCGTGCGCTACGGCTACTGCGCGAACGGTTCCGATGCTTTGGCTTTTGCACGGGTGAAACATGGGCACCGGTAATTCCGCCGCCAATGCTGCGAACGCTGCGAATGCGCAATCACAGCAACAGATTCAAAACTCTGTACAGCAGATCAACAATGCGTACAGCTCGCCGCAGCGTCAAGCGCAGTACCAGACCTATGGGAACAACCTTGACCAGTATTACACCGGCCAAGTCAACACGCAGGAAGCGACCAACGCGCGCAATCTGAAGTTCGCCAACGCGCGCTCCGGTCTGACGGGAGGCTCTGAGGCTGCGGATTCAAACACCCAGCTTCAGAAGGATTACACGACAGCGTTGCTGCAGGCATCGCAGCAGGCGCAAGCCGGACAGGCAGCATTGCAGCAGAGTGACGTTAACTCGAAGAACCAGCTTATTGGGTTGGCTCAGCAAGGCAACTTCACCGGGCAGATACCGCAGCAGATAGCGACGGCGCAAAACGCCTCACTTGGCGCGGCGCAGAACTACGGCAACGCGAATGCGCTCGGAAATCTATTTTCGGGCACGGCCAACATATGGCAGAACGAGCAGACAGCGGCAGCTAACCGCAAGGCGCAGCAGTCCCCCATTGGCAGCATTTACGGCTCAGGAGGGTTCTGATGGGCACCGGGACCTTCTTCTCTAAGATCGCAAGCGTTGACCCGCTGGCGCAGGCGCTGCACCTACCGGGCGCCTCGAAGTACGCTCAGTTGGAGCAAAGCCAGAACGCCGGCACGTCGGCGGCGAATGGCGGCCCCTACAGTGGAGCTACTCCGACGCTCGCGGCTGCCTCACAGGGTTACGTGCCCGGCGGCACTGGGGCCAACACGGCGTGGGCGCCGTGGACTCCGACACGGCCCGGCGGGCTGTTTGGTGGAGCGCAACGCTTTTCCGCAGCGGTCGGGCAGACTACGCCAAACCCGCTCGGCGGAAACAATACACCGTCCAACCTGGGGCAGATTATCGGCACGGCAACAGGCAATGGGGCATCCAACGCCGCCGGCATGGGGTACGTGCAGGCTACCCGCAATGCCTTGGCGCAACAGCAACAGCCGTCGAGCACCTACGGGAGTGCGGGTTACTAACATGGGCACAAAGAACTTTTTCAAGCCAATGATGAGCAAAGGCATACAGGCTAGCGGGCTCAATCTGGAAGCGAGGGCGGGCGGCGCCGGAGCGTATGCAGCTCGCGCGGCCGGCACTGGTGCACAGAAGGACATCGCGGCGGCTCAGTCGCTATACAAAAGCTCGAAGCTCGGACCAACGCGCGGGGATGCAGCTTCCAATGCGCCCGGTCCTAAAAAGGTGTAGCACATGGGTACTGAAGAGTTTTGGGTTCCTGCTTTGCTCGCGGCTACCAGTGCCGGGGCTCAGTATGTTAATCAGTCGCAAGCCAACTCTCGACAACAGAGTGACGAAGTGCAAGCGATTCAGAATCAACAGGCCCTTCGCTCAAAGGCGAATGGTGCGGTTAATGCACTGACATCGCAGGTTGCGAAAGACTCCCCCAACGCCATAGCCGGACAGGCGACCGGGGATTATGTGAACGAGCTTCGCAAGAACGCAGCAGGCTCGACGCAGGGCGGCAGCACTACAAGCGGCACGCAAACCTTCGGGCAGCCGGTGTCAGCTCTGCCGCCGAACTCGGTAGCGGGCGCTAACAGCCGCTACGGCTCGGACCTTGCGACAGGGCAGCAGCAGGTACAGCAATTTGGCAACACCTACGCGGGCGAGATGGGGCAGATTGACGCCGCGACGCGGCAACGCCAGAACGAGGGGCTTGCGGCGAATACACTCGGCACGAACTTGAACACGTTGGCGCTCCAGTCGTACGGACAGAATTTCGCTGACCAGCTCCGCGCACAGGCTGCGGGCCAAGCTAACCCATGGGTATCTCTGTTCTCGGGTATGCTGGGGGCCGGAGCGAAGAATTACACGCCGAACACTCCGGCACAGACACCGGTCAACCCGTGGCTGATGCCGGGAATAGGCGGCAACAATCAAGTTGGGAACCCGCTGCTGACGGGTCCTGATGCACCCACAGGCGGAACTTATGGCTAGCACATCATCTCCAGCGGGCCAAGGCTTGTTTGACGCGCTCTCGGGCGCGGCCGGCTTCCCGGTGAATCGTCCTGCACTCAACTCGCAGATTGCGAACGGGCAGGCGTTGGCCGGACTGCGCACCGCGCAGACACAGGAAGCGCTATTCAACGCTCAGCGAGCCCAGGAAGAACAGGACGCGAGCAGCCAATTAGAGCAGGCATACATACAAAACGGGTTGAAGCCTTCGGACGCGCATCTTGCGGCCACGATATCGATAAGCAACCACGGTAACGCCGTGCAGGCACTCCAGACGTTGCAGGAGCAACGCAAGCTTGCCAACACGGATATCGTAAGCGATCCGAACCAGCTCAACACGCCAGCTCAGACGGCGGCCTTCCAAGGTCTGTCGGGTAAGCCGCTCGACTTCCAGACGGTGCCGAAAGAGTACGCCGTTAACCCAGGCATCACGGCGCCGCAGGTGCAGCAAACACCGCTCGGCGCCGCTGAGACGGGCGCGCAAAATGCGTTCGCAGGACTGCACAACGCGCAGACGGCAGCGGGCGGTTTCAACCCGCACGCCGGCGGCGCTGGCGCGTCACCGATGGACCCGCAAGCCGTAGCGTACGGTGCATACATGCTCTACAAGACGGGCAAAATGCCGTCGTTGGGGATGGGCGCGGGTCCGGCCCGCGCGGCGATAATTTCCGGCGCCGCGCAGCTCGCCCAACAGGAAGCATCAGGGCAGCCGGTTGCAAACGAGGGTTTCGACCAAGCCATTGCTAACGGCCAGGACTACACCGCAGCCGGCCGGGCGCTCGGATCGTATGCCGGCGGCCCGCTCGGCAATCAGGCTCGTGCGCTCAACAACACCACGGGGCACCTGCGGCTATATGAGAACACATTCAACGCGCTGCAGAACGGCGACTTGCAGTTTGTGAACAGTGTTGACAACGCATGGAAGAAAGCAACCGGCCAGGGTGCTCCCACGACGCTACAGGCCATGGGGAGCATTATCGGCCCGGAGCTTACAAAGATTCTAACCAACACCAACGCGGGCACTGGCGAGGAACGCGCGCAGTTCGCGCAGAACGCCGGCAACCTGTCCAACTCGCCCGAGCAAATGGGCGACGCTATCCACGCCGTGCGCGGCATGTTAGGACGGCAGGCGGCAGACTTGGCGCTGCAATACCACGGCGCCACGGGCCGAAATGATTTCTCGAAGCGCTACCTCCAACCCGACGTTGCGACAGACCTTGAGCTGAACCCGGACACGCTGCAACAGCCGGGCGGCCCAGGCGGCGGCCCTCCGCCGGCGGCCCCAGGACCCGCGCCAGCGGGAGGGCCAGCGGGCGCGAGCCCCGGCCCAATCGGTGCTCCGGTGCGGATCACATCGGACGACGATTACAACAAGCTGCCTTCCGGCACGTTGTTTATGGGACCGGATAACCACATCAGGAAAAAGCCATAATGGGTTGGCAAGACGCTCCAGTAGTTCAAGCGACTGGCGCAAAGCCGCCGGCTTGGGCGAGCGCGCCTATCGTGCAGCAGGCGCCGCAGGATGGTGACGAGCTACCGCCGGGAGCGAAGCCGCCGCAGGGCTTCTACCCTGTCACCGGAGACGACGGCAAGCAAACACTGCGCCACAACACGACAGCCGGCGACGTGATGGGCTGGCTTAGTGACTTGCCGGGCGTTGGCATGGCGGAGCGAATCGGACAGGGGGCCACACGGCTAGCGGGTAAGGCTGTGAGCGGCGTTGCCGGTGCGGCAGCGCCGTTGTTTGGTGGCGACGCTGCTAATACCGTTGCCAAGGTGCAGGGTGCGGTAAACAATGCAACCGAGCTGCCGCCGTCGAACGACCCAATCGTACAGGCTGCACAGGGCGTAACCGGACTGGTGCAGAAGGGTGTTGATGCGACCGGGGTTGAGAACGCACAGGGTAATCTATCGCCCGGTCTGCGCACGACGTTGGAGGGCGTAGAGGAAGCCATTCCTGATGTTGCGTCGTTGGCTCCAGGGCTGGCCGGCGCGCGTGCAACCCGAGCTGCGGGCGCTGCGTCCAAGGCTGCTCCCATTGCCAGTAGCGACGTTGAATCAGCGTTAAAGGCTGTCGGATACAACAACCTCCCAAGGCAGGCGGCCGACAGCACGGCAACCGAGCGCGTTGGCGCATCCATTGCCGGTGAAGGGCCGCTATCCCAACAGCAGACGTTGACCAACCAAGGGGTTCACGACCAGTTAGCCAGCCATGAAGCCGGCGTGCCAAACGGCCAGGAGCTTAACTACAGGAGTCTTGCACAAGCTCGGGCTGCGGGTCCGGCCAAGGTGTACGACGCGGCGCACGATGCCATGCCGCCGCAGTTCAACCTTCGTGACCCTACGGACGCCAGCTCTCAGCAGCTCCTAACCGATATCAACACGATTGGCGACACGACGAGCCAGCTCCCGCGCTCGCCGGATGTGGACCAGCTAAAAGAGACGATGTTGTCTCAGCCGCAGATGACCCGCGACCAGCTCTTTGCGAACATTCAACAGTCGCGCGAGCGGGCGTCACGGTTCTATGCGGCCGAACAGCCCGACTCGGAAGCGATGGGGGATGCGTACAGCGCGCTCGCCAACGCCTATGAGGATTTCGTCGGCCGGAATCTCCAGGCGAACCCGCAAGCCGGGGTTTCGCTTCAGGACTGGCAAGGCGCGCGGACAGCGTTCGCCAAAAACTACACCGTGCAGTCGGCGCTGAAGGGCACCAGCGTACAGGCATCAAAGATCGCAGCCCTTCAGCAGAAGAACCCAACCCAGCTCACCGGGGGGTTGCAGCTCATAGCCGAGCAGCACAACCGGTTCCCGTTGTCAAGTGGCTTCGGACCGACGACGCTCGCGCCAGACGGCATAGGCGCTTCCGGCACCCTGCCGGGCATGATGGCTCGACATGTCACCGGTCCCGCGCTAGGCGCTGCTACGGGCTTCGCCTTGGGCGGCGGCCCTGCCGGGGCTGCTGCCGGCGGCGCTGCCGGCCTTCTCGGCTCCCAGGCCATGCAGGCGGTGCTACGACGATGGCTGGGGGGCAACCCTGAAGCCGCACAAGCCGCCGCGCGAGCGGGACCGACCAATCCGGCGTTGGGCTACCACTTCGGCGGCGACGAGCCTATGCCGCCCGGTTGGAACCGCTCAGAAGTGCCGCCGTCACCCCAGGCGCCGCCGCTGGCCCTGCCGGCGCCCAACATGGTGAATGCCGGCGGCGGGGTCACAACCCCGAATATCCTGCAAGAACTGGGGCTTTCGCCCGACGTGCAAGCTGCAGGACCCCAACACCCTGGAGCCGCGCGGGCCGCCCCGCCGGCTCCGCCGGGGTTCGCTGAGCAGGTTCCGGCGCGACCGATGGAGCGCCTGGATTTCCAGCCGCCGCAGAACTGGTCACAGAATCCGGTGCTCGCGGAAAACGGCCTTCCGCCGGCCGCCGCTCGACGCTTCGGCGGTCCAGGGCTCGCGGACGTGCTCTCGTCCAATGTGCCGGACAATATCGCGGCGCGTACGGCACCGCCTGGGGGCGCTCCGCTGTTTGAAGCGTTGAATCGCACCCCGGACCAGCTCGACGACGAGCTTGCAGCGCTCGCGGCAAAGATCGGCAACCCGGTAAAGCGCGGCGGAGCTTCCAACGTCAACAACGCTTCGGGGCAAACCGCTGTAAGTCAGGAGTTTGCCAACGCTCAAGCTCAGGACCGAGCGGCCGGCGTCACGCGCTCCATTGTTGATCCAGACGGCAACGGCATGCAGATACACGGCGTTGCGGCTCGTGATTTGGGGATTGGGGGCTCGACCGCAGGCGCTCCCGTGCCACGCGGGCATATTGCTGTCGAAGAACGGCCGGGCCAGCGGCCAACCATACTGAGTCGGGGCGGATTATCTCCACAGGCTGCCAACGGGCTCATGAACCGTTGGCTATCGATGCGCGAGCAGCCGCGCCTTGGAGACGTGTTTGGCCGGTAAGAAAGTACAAGTCCCGGTGTTAGGGGGTATTCGCAAGAGTATCCTCATACCCAACAACCAAGGCACTGGCACGACCATAGACGGCTTCGCCGGTCAGTTGGTCACGATTGCGCAGCTCCAGCTTGCCTTGGGCGTGACGGTGGCCAAACCCAACACGCAGGGCTCCGGCGGGGCTGCGTCTACAGGCTCCATAGTCCCAGGCCAAGGGCTTTCCGGTGGCGGCCCGTTAGTAGGGCCGGTCACCGTGCGGCTGAGCGCTCCTATTCCGGCCTTCGTGTTTGAAGAGGGCGGCGGAGGGGGTGACGGGGACCCCGGCCCTCCCGGCATCAACGGCGTAGCAGGTGCTGCCGGCGCCGTGGGGCCTATTGGCCCGGCCGGACCATCCGGCGGCCCTGTTGGCCCTGCGGGCGTGGCAACCTTCCTTGCCGGCAACGATGGGGAAGACGGCGACGTTGGCCCTCCAGGGGCGAAAGGGCTGACGGGTGCTACCGGCCCCGCCGGCCCTGCGGGGCCATCCATCATTTGGGTTCCAGAAGACTACTATGCGGATGACCCCATAGTTGTCGGAGCTGTGGCGGCGCCAGTCGCGAGTTCTACAACTCCGACGCTGTTGTCTGTTATGTTGGCCGATGGCCCTGTGGCGCTGTGGAAGTGTGATGATGCGTCGAGCGCTTTAGCTGACAGTGGTGGTGGCGGTTACAATCTAACAACGGTAAACGGCAGCGTAAACTACCAGTACAGTCCGCTCATAATAGGAGCTGCGGCGGCCCTGGCAAATGTGGGGGGAGCGGCGGCGCTGGCAGCGGCCAATGGTTGGCAGGCTTCTGTAGGGCTAGGAGTTGCGCTTCCTTTCACCACTTGGACGCTTGAGTTAACCATAGCACCGCTAGGAACCGTGGCTAACAATACCCGTATTTTCGACTTTCGGGTTGGTAGCAGCTCGTTGGTTATAACGGTACTACTATTGAGCGGACAGTTTCAGGTTTATTGGAATGCCGGCGCGTCGCCTGTTTTTACCGGCCCGACGCTGGCAGTCAACACCCCATACCACTTTTTTCTTACGTGCTCTACGATTTCCGGCACCTCCACGTTGACGCTGTACCAACCCCCCGTTGGCATCGTAACTTCCACGGCTACGGCTTCAGCTTCTACCGCTAGCGGGGGCTCTCCAGTGGTAACCATAGGGGGCTCGTCCGCGAACGGCACCACGGATGCTTTCAATATAGGGTATGTCGCTCTTTATCCGAGCGTTCTCAGTAAATCGCGTATCGCGGCTCATATCGCTGCGGCAGGAATGTAATGTACACTCACCCCTTTAGGAGATTTGCAAGATGGCCGCGAACAAGATTCTAAATTTCGAGCCCGCGAACGTGCCGACTTCGGCCGGCAACCTCATGAACTGCGGCATTACGTCGCTCGCCGGCCCGGTTGGGTACACACAGACTCAGCCCTACATTCTGGTGAAGCATGTTCGGCTCATCAACACCACATCGGCCGCGATCACGGTAAGCCTGTACAAAGGCGCAACCGCTGGTAGCGCCGCCGGGACGCAGTTCGGCTTTGGCACCGTCAGCGTGCCGGCCAACCAGACACTCGATGATTACACGCAAGCCCGTTTCGACTCCGCCGACTTCCTCACCGGGGTAGCGAGCGCTACCGGCGTTGTCATCAACATAGCTGGGGAGATTGGGTTGTCATGACAGCCAAAGTATATATTGCAGAATTCGCCGCGCTCGCGTACACGGCTCAAGGCGACTCGATTGCTGCCGTGGCGGAAGCGCCGGTTGCTGAGCAGGTTATTAACACGGCTGGAACCACGGGGGCTATCGCGGCGCTCGGTGCGATCACTGCCGGCACGCTGTACACCAACGGTACCTACAGCAACGTGCCGTTGACGGGCGGCACGGGCTCGGGCGCTACGGCCAACATAACCGTATCGGGCGCGGGGGTAACTGCGGTAACACTGGTGAATCGCGGCACCGGTTACACGGCGGCCGACTCGCTTTCTGCCGCTGCGGCCAATATCGGCGGTACGGGCTCGGGCTTCGCTGTTGCGGTATCTTCAATCACTATCGTGTCAGCGGCTTTTCAGCCATCGACACAGTATGTTGAGATTTCCGCTGACGGTATCTGCTCCGTTGCAATCGGACTCAACCCGACAGCCACAGTCAACAATTGTCGGGTGAATGCAAATGAGCGCTTGCCGCTTCGTGGCGTGCAGGTAAACAAGGGTTGGCAGGTTTCCGCTATAACCAACACGTAGGAGGTTTATGACATGGCCGTTGATCTAACAGGAATAGGGACCGCCGTCTCTGCCGTCGATAGTATTATTGGGAAGTTCTTTCCCGATAAGACTGAAATCGAGAAGGCACAGATTAGCGCGGCATTTCAGGCGTTCCAGGCGCAGACGGATATCGACAAGGCGGAAGCGCAGTCGTCGGACCCGCTGCAGCACTGGCGGGGCGGGATGGGATGGGTTTGTGTGATCGGCTACTTCCACAATTTCATCTTCCAGCCCCTTTTCACCGATTTAGTAGCTATACTCGGGAAGCACGTCACCTTAAGTCCCCTTGACATCGGGCCACTAGCGACGCTGACCGCCGGCATGCTGGGTTTAGGTGCGCTTCATGTGACCGGGCAAGTCAACGGCGTGAAGTGAGGAAGTGTGCGAGTGAACAAAATTTCAGCCTGTGTAGCAATCGGTAGCTGCGTTACGGGGTTCGTAGCGTCAGCTTTACCTTATCTGCAAGCCATCGCGCTAATCGTCTCGATAATAGCCGGCGTGCTGGCCTTCATCCGACCAAGGGGAAAATGATGCGACTCGGAGCCAAGGGTGAAGCTCTCATCAAGGGCTTCGAGAAGTTGAGCTTAGTTGCCTACAAACCAACTCCAGCGGATCAATGGACAATCGGTTGGGGGCATACAGGCCCGGAAGTGGTTGAGGGCCTGACATGTACGTTAGAGCAAGCGGAGCGCTGGTTTCTCCACGACACGCAATGGGCCGTGCTGGGGGTAGAGCGCTCGCTTAACGTAGGTGTTAGCCAAAACCAGTTTGATGCGCTGGTTAGCTTCACGTTCAACGTGGGGGTTACCGCTGAAGCGCATTCAACGCTGTTGAGCTATGTGAACGATCAGCACTGGGAGCAAGTGCCGGACCAATTTCTAGTGTGGAACAAGCAAGCCGGCGTCGTGCTGCCGGGGCTCACCCGCCGAAGGGAAGCGGAAAGGGAATTGTTCTTGACAGCCTGAATTATGGTATATAATCCGGCCGGCGTGCGGTAACGCACATACGACCCCCTAAACGTTTTCATACACTCTCTGCCGCCGCACTGAGTGGGAGTATTCCCACATGTCAGGCGCAGATACTGTAGTCATTCCCCCGGCCAATGCTGGAACCACGGGTTTCATCAAGGGCAGCACTTCCGAACACCGCGACGGAGCAGGCAATTTGGACTGGCCC